TACATGACTGTTTAACTTTATATACACTCACATACCTAACCACTGCGTACATACAGTTAAGTAAAATGCCCATATTTTTTAGGAACTTGGGTGTTTATAGTAAACTTCAGTCATATAAATCTATTTCAAAGGCAAAGTACAAATATTTGCACTAACCCTACCACTATTTTTAAATATAAAAGGAGAAAAATAATATTTAAAGTTTTGGGTTAGGTAGGTGACTGTTAAAAAAAGATGTACACTCACATACCTAGTCTCGAAGTCTTGTCGATGATATTATTGAAATAACAATTTTTGTAAATGTAAATGCCAGGATATCCAATGCAGGCTGGATTTGATCAGAGTTCTCTCATGTCAGATCCAAAATTAAAACAGCAAGAAACAATGAATCAGGGAAATATGGTTAGTGCTCCTTATTTTCAAGCTAATAAAATGGCTGCTGAAAAAACAAATCCTATGAATGCTATTTCTCAGGAAACACCAGTCGGTGATCGAGTTGATGATTTTTTAAACAGAATGGGTAAATAAATGTTTATGGATAATGATTTTCCTGCAGTGATGGCAAACGGAGGAGGTGGCAAGACTTTCTTATCTGGATTTGTCAAAGGAATGAATAAATATAGTCAGGCTGGGACAGATGTAGATGATTTTGAAATAGAAAGAGAATATGAGCAGGAATTAGGTAAACCAATGATGGAAACAGTGAGATTTCGTAAATAAAGTCATCGTAAAATTGAGTTAATAATTAAGTTTGAATAATAAATGTCTCAGACTAAAGCTCAATTAATAGATCCAGTAGATTTAAGTATAGTAACTGCTGATTTAGCCGACGATGCAGTAACGGCTCCCAAATTAGCAAGCAATGCTGTAGTAAATGCTTCTGTGGATGCAAGTGCAGCTATAGCTGGAACTAAAATATCTCCTAACTTTGGATCTCAGAATATAGTAACAACAGGAAATGGTGGTATAGGTACAACAAGTGTACCAACTGGTTTTAAATTAGCAGTCAACGGTGATCTTTCTTTAGGAGAAACAAGTGGTTCTGATAACACCTTTATTGACCAAAAACAAAATGGACAATTAGAACTTATTAATAGCGGAAGAGATGATAATACTGGTGCAATTCGTATAAATCGTATGAATAGCATTGGAGGTGATACAACTTACTTTAGAGATGTAAATATCTATGATGGAAAAGGATCTTCTGTCATGTATGTTGATGGTAGTGCAGCATCAGTAGGTATAGGTACAACAAGTCCTAGTGCTCCTTTAACAGTTCATAACAGTGATGACGCAAATGTAAATGTATTTGAGGTTTATAACGATAATGGTAATATGTCAGGTAGTTTTTCTCAAAGCTCTGCTGGCGATGGAACATTAGGGGTTAGAAAAAACGATGGAACATTAAGCGTATTCTTTAGATCTAATGGTATTTCTTATCTTAATGGTGGAAACGTAGGTATAGGCACAACAAGCCCAAATAATAAATTAGATGTAAATGGTGGGATTGTTTGTTCACCAAACACAGATGGAAAAAATACCTTTGAACTAAGCACACATGCACTGGATGAGGGAAGGCTAGAGATAAAAAATGTTGATACTACAACCGTTCGGATAAGAGCAGGTGGTGCTTCTTTCTTTAATGGTGGACACGTAGGTATAGGTACAAGCACCGCTAACGCTAATGATAGGCTTACTGTTTTAGATCCTGGTGATGCATTTATGTCAATACGGTCAGATGCAGCAGCAGATAATACAAGACAATTTTTAGATTTTGGAACTGGTACAGCAGATAGATCGAGTACTAATTTAACTGGTGTAATAAAAGCTAGTATTCATTCTCAGTCAGGAGGCACTTTAAAATCTGATTTAATTTTTTCTACAAACACAGGAAATAGTATTAGTGAAAAATTAATTATAAAAGATACTGGAAAAGTAGGTATAGGTACAAGTAGTCCAGATACTTTACTTCATATACAACGATCATCAACAACTGGCTATAACACAGCATCAACTACGAATGATTCTACTTTTTTAGTATTAAATAGTGGTGCTGCTGGTCATGCAACAATTCAGCTTCAATGCTTGTCAGGTGGAACAGCTAATACAGGTCAAGCAACAATAAGTGCCTTTCCCGAAGAGGCTAGTAGTAAAAAGACATCATTAAGCTTTGGTACGAGAGACAATTCTGGGAATGCACCTGCAGAACGTATGCGTATAGATTCGGCTGGGAGAGTATTAATTGGCTTGCTTGCAAATGCAGCTAACGCTTCTATTGATGATTTACAAGTTGGAAATCCTAACGACAATGGGCAAAGCGGTATAACAATTGGTTCTAATGATGAAGCTGCCATTGCGTTTGCAAATAATGGCGATGCTCGTGCTGGAAGTATTACTTACAACATGGGTTCTGATTCGATGATATTTAAAACTGACGGTCAAAATACACGTATGACAATAGATTCTGATGGATTTGTCAGTAGTACATATAAACCTGTAAAAGTAGTACAAAACACAAATCAAGATCATACTACTGGCCTTAGATTTGTAGTTACATTACCAAATACATCCAGAATGTTTAAAATAGCAGGTACTTTTTCTTTTAGTGGTAATGGATCAGGTGTTATTTATGCTGATTTTGGTGATTGGAGTGATGGTCATACTGTTGATATTGAGGGAGTTGCACTTTCATTTAAAAATGGTGCTACTGAAGATTTAGATGATCTAGGAAACACTAGGTATCAAAGGGTGACTCCTGCTACATTTGATGCTTTTAATTTAGAATGCCAATACGAAATTTTCATAACGTCAAAAGCATTCCAAAACGGTAATGATACTGGTCATAATGCTGGTGGCGGTAGACCAGGAGCATTTGGGCATATTAGATTTACACATTCCTCAATTGGAGCTTCTCTGACAACATTTGTTTTTCAGGATATTAATGCAACTGGAACTGATAGATTGCAGACTTTTGCTTGGGATATAGATGGTAGTTCTGGTAATCTAGGATCAGGAGAACATACTTATGTTTTAGAGGAGTATCCACTTACATAAAAAATTATGGCAATTAATTACGATTCAAAAGAAGACATGGCATATTTATTCAAAGCACTCAAAGAGTGTTGTGGTTTAGACAGGCAAACTCCATTTAAGGTTAAAGATATATATTCTGCTGGATCTTATGAAGGGATTGAAATTATGGAGAGTGACACAAATGGTGTAACAAAACCATCGCAATCGGACTTAGAAGCAAAATTTGAAACAGTAAAGAGCAGAGAAAATTTTAATCTTTTGAGAAAAAAAAGAAATAAATTGTTAAAAGAATCTGATTGGTCACAAGGTGGTGATGTTCCTGATTCACTTAAAACAAAGTGGCAAACATATCGACAAACTTTAAGAGATTTACCAGCAAATCAAACACCTACCGATTGGAGTCTAAGTAATGTTACTTGGCCTACCGAACCTTGATAGTTGAATTTTATATATAAATAGATAGAGTAAATATAGATATTTAATCTTAATGCAGATATTTTATTTTCTGTCAAAACCTTCTGTATATACTCTTCCTGGTACTTGGGAAAAACAACCATTAATTAAACATGGTAATTATGCTGGACTTCCACCAGAAGGTCAGATAATTGCTATCATCCTAATACTATTGTTTCTGGTTACAGGCTATGGAATATACATGGCTTTCGGACCACCTAATAAAAACTTAACTGATCCTTGGGATGATCACGATGATTAAAAAAATTTTAAAATTTATCATCATATTTTCTGGTAGTGTAACTTTTTTTGAAATTTTTTCAATTTTTATTTAATTTTTTAAAATATTCTCCAGCGTTTTCAGCTTGTTTTATCTTATTTTTGCAGTGTTCGCAGTCACAAGTGCAATGTGGGCAATCACATTTCTTTTCTAAAGCAGATCTTGCTTCTTGAAAAAAAGGTAGGTTCTTTAATTTATAAGTCTGCAATTTTTTAGTATAAATATTAATTTAATTATACTTCCAGAAAACCGTATAGCCCTGCCACTGTACCTACAACGACAAAGAATCCAAACTCTATAAGTGGATAGTAAGGGCTATAAAAAATTTTTTTCATGCATAGATGAAAGCACTAAAATCAATTGCTAAATATGCAGCAATAATTAGTGTGAATAATAAATGGTTCATTAAGTTCCTTGAAAAACAGGTGTCATAACACCACCTCCTTCATCATCATCATCGTCATCATTAGCTCTTAGAACTAATTCAAATAAAACGACAAATCCTACGGGATAAAAACACCATAGGATTGCTTGAAAAGGTGATATTTCGTTTATTTGTGATAACTCATGCATTAAAAAATGCCGAAGAACATATGTCCTGTAAGTAAATCAGATGTTGCTGCTGCAACCAGCCCAAGCATCGCAAGTCTTCCGTTAAGAGTTTCTGCAACAACTTTTTGCTGTTCTAATTTTTTTTCTTTCATTAGAAAATTCCAGGTATGATCTGTCCAGTTGTTACATATGCACCAACTGCTGCTACGAATCCAAGCATTGCTGCCCAGCCGTTAAATCTTTCTGCTTCAGGAGTCATTAGTTTGTACCTTTGAGTAATTGTAAATTGGGAATTGATTTTCATCCAAGTCTCCTTAGAAGATTCCTGGAATAATCTGACCAGTTGTTATATAAGCACCTAATAGAGCTACAAATCCAAGCATTGCCCATCTTCCGTTAGCCTTTTCAGCTTCCTGTGGGTAACCTTCATAGGATATTGTTTCGTCAATATATGGACGAGTTTCAGCTGGAAACATGTTTTGTCTTCCACCTGATTCTGTAGTTGTTGTCATTAGGATTTTATATCTTCTTTATATTTTACACTTGTTACATTTTGTTACAGTACTTAATATTACTTAACAAAAATAATATATGATATTAGGTTTTCTTATAACTCTTACTATGACTGCCTTTCTGGGAGAATAGTTACTGCACTTTTAAATTTTTCGTCAGAGTTTCGAATTACTAAGCCTTTAATAAATGGTCTTCCCTTCTTACTGAAGCTAATAATTTCTTTCATTCCTAGTTGGTTTTTACAACAATCTAATAGAAGAGATATAAATCTTTTTTGACCAACAGGTTTTGATCCAGTATCCTCGCAATATGAACAATATGAAGCATATAAATGAAAATTACTATTTACATATCTTTCTTTAGAATCTTTAGCAGCTGGTATTTTTTTACCTACAGCCGAAACTGAGTCTGGTGAATGAACAACTTCTGATTGTAACCACTCAACTAAGTTATTACTGGTTAAAAGAATACTATTTCTTACAGCTTTTAAATGATCAACTTTTTCATAAGTATCAAGTAAATATTCTCTCATATGTTTGGTATCCATTTGTAAAACCCAATTAACTAATCCTGGTAAATATGACTTCCATAAGCCTGCTACTTCTCCATTCTCAAGCTTAATCATTTCTACTGCTTCAGAATTTTTATCCCATAGTGGTCTATTAAATTCAACAGTCAATCTTCTTCTAGTAAGACCTGATGTGTTGTCTGTAGTTTGTATTGGTTCATTAGCACAAACCATGACCATGCCTGTATAAACAAAAGGCTCTCCTACATTTTTATTTTTTTCTTCAAATCTTAGATTATCTCCTCCAGTTAAAGCTTTAAATATTTGAGCAGATCCACCATATCTTTCAGAATCATTAATTAAAGTTAGTCTTTTACCTTTAATTGATGCAATTTCAAAACGACTTTGCTCTAATTGATTTAGCGTTGTCGAAGCGTAATTACCATTGCCAATAAGAGCACAACATAAATTAGCGAAGGTTGATTTACCTCGTCCCCCTGGACCAATAACCTCCAAGAATCGTTGTAATTCATGACCTTTTCCTACTAAACAAGCTTTTAACCATGCTCTTAATACCTGTACTCTTTCTTCATCATTGTATTGGGTCTTTCTCAACCACTGAATGATAGGACCAGAATCAGCATTAGGATCATAATCAAAGTCTAAACCCCAAGTCAAATAATTTTCTTGATCATGTGGTAAAAACTCTGATGAACTCATCTCAAGCACACCATTTTTAAATGCTAATTTGTCAGGATCATCATTCCAATATGGTTGTGTAATATAGGCTTTAGTTAAATTTGTGACATCAGATAGAAGATGAGATGTAAAACCACCAGGAGTAGGTATACTTTCCCTTAAAAATAAATCCTGAACAAAGTGTTTATATTCATCTCTATATTCTTCTCTACGCCAAGTACCTTTTTTACTTTGATAAAACATAAAGGTGTCATATTTAGGATCATATCTCCATCCACATTCAATAACCATCCCTGTAACCATCTCAGCTAATTCTGAAGCTGGTGCAGTTTTAGGTCTACCTTTAGTTATTACTTTTTCTCTAATATCTTGCTTTTCTTTTTTAGTAGGCTCACCTATTAATTCGCTTAATACTTGATTTACTAAAGGAATTGGTATTTCAGTATTATCTTTTTGAAATGCTTTTTTAGCTTTTTCTATTAACTTATCTGGAGTCTCTACAACAAAACCACCGACATCTATATATCCATCTTCTTTAGCCATTGCCCTTAGATGATGTAAACCACAATGATTTTCTGGAGCAGGTCCACCTTTTACAACTTCAAAAGTATCCCATTTTTTTTCACATACTCCTTCTTGGAAATTTTCTGCTTGCTTTGACCAATCAATCCAATCTCCTAGTAAAGTCTCATCAACTTGTTTCAGACTCATTCCTACCTTCAGCCAGTCATCATAATCACCTGCTCTTTTCGGATTTAAATGATCTAGATAAATCTTTGCCTCATTTACATATTCTTCTTTTTGATATTCTGAATCTTCTTCGTAATCTAAATTTACTTGTTGAGTTACAATTCCAGATTTAACTGGTTTTTTGTATTTATTTATGGGATAAGCCTTTGCTATAGCTTCATATAACCACTCAGGCATTTCTGGAGGATTCTTAGCAAACTCAAATCCACCATGAGGAGTTGTAAAATAACCATCAGTAT